TCACGCTGGACTACGAGGATGCTATCAAACAGGCCTCTAAAATCTATGGTATACCATACAAGCCAAGCCAACTACCACAACTGAGAGCACAGTTGGCCGATCTTGATCGCAGGCTTGCTCCTTTGATCGCACAACAAAAACTCAGCAGAGAAAAGAAAAAACAAGCCAAATACGGCACCGCACCGGCGGCTCCTGATGTCACAGGCAACATTGCACCAACAATAGATCGTATCAAACCTGCGACCAAATCTCTAGAAGAAACAGAAACGGAACTGGCCGAAGATTTGAAAAAATGGTTCAAAGAAAAATGGGTACGTTTTGGCCCCGACGGCAAGATCCGTGGAGACTGTGCCCGAGGTAGCAGCAAAGAAGGCAAGCCCAAGTGCCTGCCACAAAGCAAGGCACATGCCTTGGGCAAAAAGGGTCGCGCAAGTGCGGCAGCCAAGAAGCGCAGAGAAGATCCCAATCCTGAACGCAGAGGAGCAGCAAAGAATGTGGCCACAAAAGTTCGCGAACAGGAATTAGACGAAAAACAAGACGCCTGCTACCGCAAGGTAAAAAGTCGTTACAAGGTCTGGCCGTCGGCTTATGCTTCAGGTGCCTTGGTCCAATGCCGTAAGAAAGGTGCTGCCAACTGGGGCAACAAGAAAAAATGAGAAATCTAATCAACCTAGTAGAAGCCATAGAGTCTGGTTGTCCACCAGCCACGCAGAGCATTGACCTTAATCTCAAGAATCGCCAAAAGGCCATAGACGAATACCACTATGGTCCTTTGAACCCTAATGAGCCCAACGAAGAATACTGGCAAAAGATCGCCGACGAGTGGAACACCACTACCGAAGAGGCCCAGAGTGCCAGATGCGGCAACTGTGCGGCCTTTGACATAACAGAAAAAATGCAGGCGTGTATTGCCAAGGGCATAGGTACGGAGCCTGGCAGTGATCCCACAAGCACTATAGATGCCGGCACACTTGGCTACTGTAAATTCCTAAAATTCAAATGTGCAGCCAAGCGCACATGTTCGGCCTGGGTTGAAGGTGGTCCTATCAGTGAAGCCATGTTGGCCGAACTCAGTTTCTTGGGCAGTCCATGCACCAAAGACTGTTCCGGACATAGAGCTGGATATGCCTGGAGTCAGAGCAAGGGTGGTCAAGTGGCTAACAGTCCATTTAGTCCCAGTTTCAACAAAGGCAGCCAACTACACGTGGATGGCAAATGAACCCATACCCAGTATATCCCGAGGACGACGGCAGTGATACTCCAAGACTTCCATACTCACCAGTCTAATCTCGACGAGAGCAGTGGTTATAGCCTGGCTGGTAGTTTCACCCGTGACCTCACGGCCAGCAAGGTTTGGTTGCTCAGCGAGTTAGAAAAAATACAAAACAACTTTGACACAATCTACATGTTGGGATCATGGTATGGCAACACGGCCTTGTATCTAACCTTAGAAGGCAGAATCCATGTAGACAAAATCGTCTTGGTGGAAAAAAATAAAGAATTTCTAGCAGGCAGTAAACGAATACTGGATCGAGTTGGGGCAGACAATATTGAATACATGTTGGCAGACTCCAACAAACTAGATTATCGTCAAGTAGGTGATAGTGGGTGTGTCATCAATACCAGTCTTACCGACATGCCCGGGCGAGCATGGTTCCTAAACATACCCGCAGGCACCATGGTTGTCATGCAGGCACGTGACCATGATCCCAACAGGAATTTTTCTAGCACACAAGACATCGTAGATCGTTTTCCTGTGAGCAAGGTCCTATATCACGGTCGCATGCAACTGCGTGATCCTGAAACCGAATATACTCGTTACATGGTCATTGGACGCAAATAGAACACACCTTAGGACCCTTAAGGTTATGTGTGGGCGGCTGCTGCCTCACTATAAATAGATTCGCTACCTATTTTGGTGAAAGTGAGCAATGTTTCGAAGAGAACCTTCTTATCTACCTCTGCATGTCAATTCCAATATATCTGAATTAGTCATTGACGCTGAAGTGCTGTACTGGTATCCGTGGATTGCTGGTCTCAAAAATAAAAATATTTGGTTATCTCTATCAACCAGGTGGAACGAAGATGGCAGTTATCCTTCGTGTCCTCCACCTGGATACGAATACTATATTTTCACTGGTGACAGTCTCATGTTTCGGTTTGCAGAAAGAGTTGCCCAGGAAACCGGAGGTAAAGTTTTATATCTAACTGGACCTTTGATATCATCTGATCTATCCACCGATCAAGTAACATATCTGCCGTACACCGCCGATCATCGCAGGATCAAACGCATGCCGGCCACCTGGCCTATCAACAAGGATATCAAATACAAGGCCAGCGCATTGACCAATCGCATTAGTCAGAGCAAGGTCATAGTTTTTTCAGCACTAAAAACTCTGTTGGGCGACGATGTGGTTTATTCTTTGAATCATGCTCATGCCAAATTAAAAGATGTACATCATTGGGAAATGACAGGGAATCCTGGGTGTGATGCCCATTCTAAAAATTTTATAGAAAACTGGATGGATAAAAACATACGATTAAAAAATGATGATGGTGTTGAAGGATCCTACAACAATCCTGCCTACCAAAATTCTGCACTGAATTTCACACAAGAAAGTTATCACTACAGTTACATGATCACCGATGGTAAACACTACATTGAGCCTGGTCCTTTCCTCACAGAAAAAACTTGGAAATGCCTGTTGTCTCAAACAGCATTTATACCAGTGGGACAGTATCAATCATACACCTGGCTGGAGCAGATGGGATTTGTATTTGACTACGGTCCCTTGGATCTCGGCTTTGATCAAGACCCGGGCAATATCACAAGATTGGAAAAAATTATCCAACTGATAGAAAGTTTACAACATTACACAGCCATGGATTTATATGAGTTTACTCTTGAAAGTTGTAAAAAAAATTATGATCATGCCATGAGTCATGACCATTGGAAACACTGCGAAGGTTTTAATCAAGACACCATCAATACCTTGATAAATTTATAACATGTTAATGTACAATCAAGTTAGCCAACCCATCTACGTAGTAGGCACAGGTCCCTATGCCAAAGATTTATGCTCATGGATGATGTCTGATGGACATACAGACATTCGTTTGATATCGCACGACAGTGTAAACTCTGTGCCCATAGGCAGCCAACTCATGGTGGCATTTTACAGCATGCAATACCGTAAAAAATTCTTTTCTGAAATCAACTTAGACAGATTTATGTGGCCGGCCTTTGTACACTCATCGGCCCTGGTCACAGAGTTGTCCAGCATCACACCTGGAGTCATAGTCAATCCCATGTGTGTGGTTGGCCATGGTGCCAGATTGGCAAATTTTTGTGTGATAGGAACATTGAGCAAGGTCGGTCACGGGACTCAGCTGGGTCATAACACTGTGATCACTCCAGGAACCATCATTGGTGGCAGCACCAACATTGGTAAGAATGTTTTTTTTGCACAATCTTGCTCGGTCAAAGACAAGATTACCATATGTGATGACGTGGTCTTTGTCATGAACAGCGTGGTTAAAAAAGATATCACCAAACCTGGTCGCTACTATGGGGATCGTAAAATTGATGTGTAGAGTCTATTTGCAATCAAACAAGTTTTTAAGATAGCTTCTACTGATTTTGCCAGGGTATTTGAGTGGTATTTCATCGACCTGTTTCAGCAAAACCGGACGCAGATGTGTATCAAGGTCACGCAGAAACTTTACAATGTCCTGATCTGTACACTCGCCCACATACAAACAATTAAGTTCATGATCGCCAAATATCACGCACTCCTTGAGACTTGGTAAATTTTTCAACAGTTGTGATTCCAAACTTGAAGGATTGAATTTTTTGCCCTTGATGTTGAGCTGATCAACGCTGCGTCCCAATATGCGATAGTAGCCGGCTGAATCTTGGTCGGCCAAATCCCCAGTGTCAAACCAATCGTTCGTGACCACACTGGGTCCTTGGATCATTAGATGCCCGTCTTTTATGGTGGCGCGGATGCCATCTGGTAGACCCACCGTGCCCATGCGTTGTTCTCCGTGCAACGGGTTGGTAAAACAATGGCTATAGGCTTCGGTCATTCCAAAGGCCTCGATCACAGGCACACCAAAACTTTCTTTGAGGCCTTTGAATAACCAGTCGGGCATGGCCGAGCTGGCGCTGCGTACAAATCTTAAATCGTCCAATTTTAATTGCGAAATAGTCTTTAGTATGTCAGGGATCGCACTGACAAAGGTAGGAGCAAAATCAGGAAGATCCCTGATTGCGGATATGGGTAAAAAATGAGATTCACAACCGATTCGTTGCGCCAACCAATAAAATGCCTGGCCATGCGCATGCCACAACGGCATGACACCCACATAACGATCATTGGCAGTGATGTCATAGGAGCGGATCATGTGGTCCACACAATGATCGATTTGAGCCTGGTTGAATGAATAAAATTTACTGTCGCCGGTGGTTCCAGAAGTGTAAGCAAATATGCGTTCGTCGCCATGGTCGCCACCTTCTCTGTATTCGATTCCGGTGGTTGAGATTTTCATACTCCAGTCGCTGTGATCTAATAAATATTTCTGCCGTAACGGAGTGTTATCTGGATTAACAGTCATAATACTCCAGTCTTTTAACTGATCAATATAGTTCCAAGGGTCAGGTACACACAACACAACTCTTTTCATGACAATACTTATATGCGTACATTATTAATATTATTTTTATTGCTGGTTAATCCGGTATTGGCTTCTGAAATTATCAGGATACAAACTCCCTACACGGCCAACCACAGTGGCACACCAGCCATGTTTCGTATCATAGAAACTGCAAACAAGAACCAAAAAAATTATACCTTCGTCTTGGAATTTCGTCCAGGTGGCAATCAGGTCATTGCTGTCAAGCAGATGGATCAAGACCCACAGCGGAATCTGGCCATTATTGCCGCATCATTTGTGGAAAATGTCGAACTGGGTCATTTACGCTACGAAGATTATGTGCCAGTTTGGAGTCTGGGTGATGCCTGCTGGGCAGTGCTTTCGACCAATTCTAAAGCCTCAACAGTGCTGGGGCTGAGAGATACCAAAGAGATCACAGTGGGCACGGTGGGGTTTGGCAACGCCAGCCATCTTACCGCACTGCAAATTGGTCGCAAGCACAATCTGGCCGTGCGAATGGTGCCATTCAAAAGCAACTATGATGCCGTGACCAACATGGTCGGCAACAATGGTGTGACTTTTGCACTGGACACTCCAGAAACTTTCGAAAATTTCAAGGAAAAAAATCCGCGCTTGAAAATGTTGGCGGTGAGTTGTGCCCGTCGGCTACCAGACTATCCTGAGATACGGACCTTGCGCGAACAAGGCATACAGGCGCCATCGGTGATAAACATCGTGGTTGCCAACACAGCTATGCCTGCAGACAAAAGAACCCAATTGGCCCAGATTCTGGAACAGGCCACAGAACAAATTGGTGAAACAGAAATACGGCGTGCCAGCGGATTCATGCCGCCACAATTTGACCGCGTATCTGCACAGGAACATTTCACCAAAAGCATGGAGTTGATTGGCCGTTTGCGCAAGGAATTCCGAAAGGAAATTAAACAATCGCAATAGTCATTGACAACAGCAGAAAAGTTTTGTATACTAGATAATCAAAAGGAGATACAAATGAGCACACGCAATTTCAATTCAGACCAGACAAAAAAACTAAATCAAGTCATCAACGAAGGCATGCAGGTCATGCACGAAATCGAAACACTTACCGGAGGTCTCAATGATACCATCAAGGCCATCGCAGAGGAACTCGAAATCAAACCCAGTATTCTCAAAAAAGCCGTCAAGTTAGCACACAAAAGTGGATTTGGACAAGAACAGTCTGATCACGAATTACTAGAACAGATTTTGACCACAGTGGGCAAAACACTATAAATATTTCTGCAAGCACGAGTCGTTGCCGCAAGCAACATGAATCATGGTCAACCGGCCATAAACGGAGAAAGCATTGAGTTACATTGACGCACTATTTGATCGTGAACACGATCGCATACATGTGGTTGAACGCAGGGATGGCGAACGTCGCTATCAAGAATACGCACCCAACTACACATTCTATTACGATGATCCCCGCGGCAAGTTTGTCAGTATCTATGGCAATGCTGTAAGTAGATTCAGCACCAGAAACAACAAAGAGTTTCGCAAAGAGATCCGCATACAGAGCGGCAAGCAACTGTATGAGTCCGACATCAATCCCATATTCCGTTGTCTAGAAGAAAACTACAAAGGTCAAGATGCGCCGCGATTAAATGTAGCGTTTTTTGACATCGAAGTAGACTTTGACACTGATCGCGGATTCAGTCCGCCCGAAGATCCATTCAATCCTATCACGGCAATAAGTGTGTACTTGGGCTGGGTAGGCAGATTGATCACACTTGTTGTTCCGCCCAAGCACATGAGCTGGGAGACTGCACAGGAAATTGTGGCCGAGTTTGAAGACACTTTGTTGTTTGAACGTGAAGAAGACATGCTGAACACGTTCTTGGATCTCATAGAAGATGCCGATGCACTCAGTGGCTGGAACAGTGAGGGCTATGATATTCCCTATACTGTAAACCGGGTGACTCGTGTGCTGTCAAAAGATGACACCCGTAGATTCTGCTTGTGGAATCAGTATCCCAAGGGGCGTACCTTTGAACGATTTGGCAACGAGAGTCAGACCTATGACTTGATTGGTCGCGTACACATGGACTATATGCAATTGTATAGGAAATACACCTATGAAGAGCGACACAGCTACAGCCTTGATGCCATTCTTGAATACGAAGGACTTGAGGGCAAGACCAAGTTCGAAGGCACCTTGGATGCCTTGTACAATCAAAACTTCAAACGGTTCATTGAGTACAACCGCCAAGACGTCAACGGTCTCGCACAGTTAGACAAGAAACTCAAGTTCCTGGACTTGGCCAATACCTTGGCACATGAAAACACAGTGTTGCTACAGACTACTATGGGTGCTGTGGCCGTGACTGAACAGGCCATCATCAACGAAGCACACGAACGTGGACTTGTGGTGCCCAATCGCAAAGAACGCTATTCAGACGAGGACACACAGGCCGCAGGTGCTTATGTGGCCTATCCCCGAAAAGGCATTCACGAGTATGTGGGAAGCATAGACATCAACAGTCTTTATCCCAGTGCCATTCGAGCCCTGAACATGGGACCCGAGACCATAGTGGGCCAATTGCGCCCCGTAATGACTGAACGCTACATCGCAGAAAAGATGCGTGGTGGATCCAGCTTTGCTGCGGCCTGGGAAGGCCTGTTTGGCAGCCTGGAGTATACAGCGGTCATGGAACAACAACGTGGCACTGAAATCACCATTGATTGGCATAACGGAGAAGAAAGTGTACACAGTGCCTATGAAGTATGGCACATGATCTTTGATTCAAATCAGCCCTGGATGATCACTGCCAACGGAACCATATTTACATACGAACGTGAAGCGGTTATTCCAGGCCTGCTCAAACGCTGGTATGCCGAACGCCGAGACATGCAGGCCCGTCTAAAAGAATGTTCAAATGCCGAAGACGAAGAATACTGGGACAAGCGTCAGCTGGTAAAGAAGATTAACTTGAACAGCCTGTATGGTGCTATCTTGAATCCTGGGTGCAGATTTTTTGACAAGCGCATTGGACAAAGTACCACACTAACAGGACGTGCCATTGCCCGGCACATGGATGCCTATGTCAACGAGTGCATCACTGGTGTGTATGATCATGTGGGCGAGGCCATCATTTACGGCGACACAGACTCATGTTATTTCTCGGCGTATCCTGTGCTCAAACCCGACATTGAAGCCGGCAACATGACCTGGAATCGAGAAATAGCCGTTCAGTTATACAACAGCATCGCTGATCAGGTCAATGAAAGTTTTCCCGGATTCATGGAACAAGCATTCCATGTTCCCAGAACCATGGGCGAAGTCATACGTGGCGGCAGAGAAATTGTGGCATCCAAGGGCTTGTTTATCACCAAGAAGCGTTATGCTGTCATGTACTATGACAAAGAGAACAAGCGTGTGGACACGCATGGCGAACCTGGTAAGGTCAAGGCCATGGGCCTGGATCTCAAGCGATCAGACACCCCCAAAGTCATCCAAGACTTCTTGAGTGAGATTCTCAACGATGTGCTCACAGGCAAGACCCGCGAACAAGTCATTGAAAAAATCCGGGAGTTCAAATATGCGTTTAAAGAACGACCAGGTTGGGAAAAAGGAAGTCCCAAGCGTGTGAACAACTTGACCAAGTATGCCAAAGAAGAAGAACGTCTGGGCAAGGCCAACATGCCAGGACATGTGCGTGCTGCCATCAACTGGAACAATCTACGTAGAATGAACAGCGACAAATATAGCATGCAGATCGTAGACGGCATGAAGACCATTGTGTGTAAACTCAAATCTAATCCCTTGGGTTGGACGTCAATTGGATACCCCACCGACGAAACCAACTTGCCTGCTTGGTTCAAGGAATTGCCGTTTGATGACACCGAGATGGAAGCTACCGTGGTAGATCAAAAGATTGATAACTTGTTGGGTGTGTTGGGCTGGGACCTGAGCAGTGCTACCAACACAGAAAACACTTTCCAAACCTTGTTCGAGTGGTAATATGAAACTGAGCGAACTTGTTGCCTATAAAAATCTCTTAGACACGTTGAGTTCCAACTCTACGAAAAACTCTGCTGAGCTGGATCTAGATCGCATCATATACGCAGTGACCAATAATACTTTACAGATCGACGATTCAACAGACCGTTTGCTGGCACATAAAATCAACGTCACACAGATGTTTGATCAATTTGAAGACGAATTTGATCGATTGAAACAAAAATTAGATCAAATGATAAGCGAAGCCGAAAAATCCATGTTCCAACAAAGTTATCGAGCCTACGAGGATCTGAATCAAAGTCTCAAGAGCGAAAATCTCTATCAATCTAACATCCAACATGTGCTGAATCGATGTCCGATCGTGACCGAAGAAGTCAACCAAGTATATCTGGCCCGTCTGTCACGTCATAGCAGCTGGCATCACGCAGGAATGATATTACATCCTGGACGAGAATCTTTCATGGCTCATATGGTATCTTGTGATCCTTTGTATGTTGTGGATGAAAACTATGATTTGCTCGAACCATCCTTGACACAGTTCAATGAATTATATCAAAATCGCCTGCGTGTAAGCCTGGTCAACGAAGACTCAGATGAAGCTTGGCTGACCAAGGTACCCGACAATCAATTGGGTGTATGTCTGGCCTATAACTTTTTTAATTTCAAACCGTTTGAAGTAATAAAAAAATATGTCAGTGAAATTTATAAAAAACTCAAACCAGGTGGCACCTTGATCATGACCTTCAACGATTGTGATCGATACAAGGCTGTTGTTTTGGTCGAGCAGTTTTTTTGCACCTATACTCCTGGACGCATGATAAGAAGCTGGGCACAGCATGTAGGATTCGAAGAGAATTTTTGTCATCATGATGATGGCCCTAACACCTGGATAGAATTTAAAAAACCCGGAGAATTAACATCCTTGCGTGGTGGTCAATCTTTGGCAAAAATACTACCTAAACCCATTGCAGAATCTAAATAAATCCCGTATAATCAAACACAAGGAGAAATATCAATGAAAGACCATTTATTAGACTTAGTAGAACACACACATGACCTGGGCGTGATTGACCTGGTCAAGATCACTGGCACAGACAAACAAACCGACATCAGTGGCATTGCCGAAGACCGCAGTGTTGTGGTCGAAGGTAAGTTTACAAATCCAGTGGCGGATTTTATTGGCACCTTTGGTATGCCCAATTTGAGCAAGTTAAAAATACTATTGAACTTGCAAGAATACAAAGAAAATGCTGAACTCAGCCTTACCCGCAAAGATACTGGCGCACCCGACGGTATCAACTTTAAAAATGCCACCGGTGACTTCAAAAACAACTACAGATTCATGGCCAGTGAAATCGTCAATGAGAAACTCAAAACTGTAAAGTTCAAAGGTGTGAACTGGCACATTGAGTTCACGCCCACTGTGGCGGCCATACAACGACTGAAAATGCAGGCACAGGCCAATGCCGAAGAAATCAACTTCAAGGCCAAAACTGATGGCAAAGACTTGAAATTTTATTTTGGTGATCATAGCACACATGCCGGCAACTTTGTGTTCCAGCCCGAAGTCGGTGGCACGCTCAAACGTGAATGGGCCTGGCCAATCAAGACTGTGATCAGTATTCTTGATTTGACTGGTGACAAGACCTTCCGTATCAGTGATGATGGTGCAGCAATGATCACTGTTGATTCAGGACTTGCTGTTTACAACTACATTCTTCCAGCACAAAGCAAATAATGACCAAAAAACACATTTGGCCAGTTTGGGCAGTGGCAGTACTAACTACTTGGCTATACCTGATCTTAACCGGACCGGGTTTTGCCTTGTACGAAACACACTGGCTGTATGCGTTAATGATGGTGTTTGGAAGTGCAATTGCTGGCTTTACTCCCGAAGGTGGTGGTGCCGTAGCATTTCCCATCTTGAGTTTGTATTTTAATATCACTCCGCCAGCAGCAAGAGATTTTAGCCTGTCCATACAGAGTATTGGCATGGTATCAGCGGCCATATGGATACTCACACGCAAAGGACATGACCTACGAACATTCAGACACATACCATTTTATGCGGCTGTGAACATGATTGGTTTTGTGCTTATGACCACTATAGCCGGAGCCGTCGCTTTCAAAACCATACAGATGTTGTTTGTGAGTTTGGCCTTGGCCTTTATTGCGGCCTACTTGATCAGCCGTGGACGTGGCACAGTGGATGATGTTGAACTCAAAGATTCTCGATTTGTTACTTTTACAATATTTTCATTCATAGGTGGTTGTGCCTCTGCCATGTTTGGCACAGGAAGCGACATGTTGATTTACATTGCCTTGACCTGCTACTACGGCATGAAAGAAAAGATCAGCACAGACATCAGCATTGTGCTCATGGCCGTGATCACTGTGTTTGGCATTGCTTATAGAGGTTTGTTCCTAGATGCTGTACACCCTGACGTTTATTTGATGTGGTTGGCAGCTGCTCCGGTAGTGTTGTTTTTTGCTCCATTTGGTAACATACTGTTGGGATGGGTACGTAAAGAAACCATGTTGTACACAGTACTGGCCATGAATGCTGTAAATTATTTTTACTTCATGAGTAAAAATCTAAACATGCTGGTACCAACTGTGATCACATTGATATCATTTGTAATATTGTTTATAGCAAGCTTCTATTGGAAAAAACGTGAGTCAAGATAATCTAACCGCCAAGCAGAATGACTATGCGGTGTTCTTGCCAGCCATTTCAGGATTTTATGCCACGTTCATAGGCAAGCAACGTGATCCGGTCAACGGCCCGTATGTAGATCCTGCTCGTATGCCAGCAGGTATTCCAGACATGGAACAGATGAACTGGCTCAACAGTGCCAAAGGCCTGTTTCCTTACAAGTGGTCGTTGTACTCCGGCGGTCATGCCAATTTGGATTTGAACAAGCAGGACTGGTCCGAGGACATGGTTCGTAATAGAGATCCCAACACACTTTTGCTGGGAGACTCGGGCGGGTTCCAAATAGCCAAAGGCTTGTGGGAAGGTGATTGGCGTGCCAACTCGGGTTGCGCAAAGGCGCAGAAAAAACGTGAAGCGGTACTCAAGTGGTTGGACACCATCAGTGACTATTGCATGACCTTGGATATTCCAACCTGGGTCATTCACGACAAGAAAGCTGCCGCGGCTTGCCAGATCAGCACGCTAGAAGAAGCTGTGGATGCCACCAAGTTCAACAACGAATATTTCATGAAGCATCGCCGTGGCAAGGCCAATGGCGGAACCAAGATACTAAACGTGCTACAGGGCGACAATCATGCCAGTGCCGAAGAATGGTATCAGATCATGAAACACTACTGTGATCCTGCCCAGTATCCAGACACACACTTTGATGGCTGGGCCATGGGTGGTCAGAACATGTGTGACGTTCATTTGATATTACGACGTTTGGTGGCACTCAGACATGATGGACTATTACAAGAAGGCATACATGATTGGATGCACTTCTTAGGCACTAGCAAACTAGAGTGGGCGGTATTGCTCACAGATATACAACGTGCTGTGCGACGCCATGTGAATCCAAGTTTCACCATCAGCTTTGATTGCGCTAGTCCGTTCCTGGCCACAGCCAATGGACAGGTGTATCATCACATTGACCTCCCACACGAAGGCAAATGGTGTTACAGAATGAGTCCCATTGTAGATGACAAAAAATATGCCACGGACACACGTCAGTTTGGTCCTGCTGTGATCGCCGATGGCCTGATCAATCACTTTGATGAAAGCCCAATCAGCCAGCAACTACAGATGAAGGACGTCTGTATTTACAAACCTGGTGATCTCAACAAGATTGGCAAAGAAGGCAAGACATCATGGGATTCATTCAGCTATGCCCTGCTCATGGGGCACAATGTTTGGATGCACATCGAAGCGGTACAACGTGCCAATCGTGAATATGACAACGGAAAATGGCCGCACATGATGCGATTCTCTGGTACCAAAAAGAAACAAGGTGATCATAAATTCTTCAAACAGATTGTAGACGACATATTTGCCACCACTGATCGTGCAGAAAGCGAAGCCATCATCGAAAAATACAGCAGATATTGGATGGACATCATTGGCACACGAGGATTCAAAGGTGAAAAGGTGGTCAGTGCCAGACCACAGTTTAATAGTTTATTCGAAACCGTTGACCATACAGCCGATGATAGTGTAAACTTAGAACAAGACTTTAGCCCGGACCAACAGGCCCGATTAGATCAACTCGAACATGAACAAGTCAAATGAACCGAGAAGGACACGAAGCAGTCAGCTTCTTTGTAGGAACCGAAGTAGAACATAGCCCAGCATACGGAGAATGGACTCTGTTTGTGGTTGGTGTCCAGGACTCAACCAAAGTTATTAAAGAGGCACGCCGGAATGCCTGCACACATATCTATTTTGGTGCTAATCAAAGTTTTCCTAAGTTAGATGTTAATGATGGAGACGGATGGAGTCCATGGGAGACCATGATCTCGGACTGCCTTGATGCTGAATTTATCTGCACTCTAGATCTTGATGTAACCTGTGCCGAGGGCCTGTTAGAAGGTGGCTTGGTAGAACGCCATAATTTCATTCCCATGCTCAGTGTCAAACTGCCTTATATACGACAGTTTCCATATGGCACTACACTCAAACTGGATGATCGAGATTTCCAAGCCACCAATCCTGGAGTATGGTGTCACAGTCTACACGATTTACAAAAACGTCGGGTGTTTACACCTTGGTCTAAATATACCCAAGATGAGGTCATAAAATGAATGTCAAAGAGCAAGCAGAAAACGCAATTTATCGTGCCATGCACTTGCAGGAGTTCACAGTGTTGCGAGATGAAAACGACATGATTCTCAACGGAACCATACGCTATGATATCCGCCATAGGCCGGGCACCGCATACCGCATCACAGTGCCGGCCATGAGCCAGGCCGAAGCCGAAGCCCGTGTAGATGAATGGATCTCTGAAATGAGGAACGCAGGATGATACGCTGGTTATGGAGCCGCATGTTGAAGTGGGGGTGGGATTTCAGTCGCGAACTGGATCGGTTAAATGACGATGATCCTGTAGTACGCTTTCGAAGTAGAGTGGCAAAGATCAGAGGTGAAGTCGTAAGCATAGATGATAGTGATTCGGGAGTGGAACTACACGATCCTATCACATTCCGTGTGCAGGCCGTGAGTGGTGGTACCTTGGTCGAAACACGTTGGTATGACTCTAAAACTGACAATCAAATTCGCAAACTGCACATCGTAACCGGCGAAGAAAACTTAGGTGAAGCTGTTGGTCGAATTGTAACCATGGAGTTGTTAAAACGATGATACAAGAACAAAGAGAAACCATAGAACGCATTCGTGAACATGCAGAACGCAAGATCTGGGTCACATTCAGACGTGAGGGCATACATCGCTATCCAGCGGCCGCAACGGATCCCCGGTTAAATACAGCAGGAGAATATGATGTATCGTTTCTTGCTAGTCCTCATAGGCACATTTTTCATTTCCGGGTGTGGATCGATGTGTGGCACAATGACCGGGACATTGAGTTCATCCAGTTCAAGCGATGGCTCGAGTCGCTGTATTCGGGTAACAATACCGTTCTAGCCTTGGACTGGAAAAGTTGCGAGATGATCGCAGATGACCTATATACACAGATAGCCGCACGCTATCCCGAGCGTGCTGTATGGATTGAGGTAGCCGAAGATGGCGAGAACGGCTGCCTTATCAAGTATGAACTATCTCGCCCTAACCTATCAGTAAAATATTAAAAGGAAACACTATGGGCAAGCGTGAATATCGTCCCAATCCCAGAGCCATCCAAATCATGGATGAACTAGACCGCTTTAGAGAATTCTGTGCAGACTATGGTTACAGATTCCGTGAAGAGGATCTATTCAACTTCAAAGCCTATGCCTGGCAACAGTACAACAAGTTCACCCAAGGCAAGAACGCCAAAAACATGTGGGTGGAAGATGCTCGGAGGCTGGGACGTAACATATGAAACAACAGCCGGCCGAAGTCTGTGTCAGTAATAATCTCACTTGGCAGTCAGCACGAGTAGATAGTTTTTTACAAGATTTTGATTGTCCGGCACCCACTCCTATATCTAACTATACTCCAGAATGGTATAGGAATCTCAAAGGCGATCTTTCACATTACAGAACCGATAAATGGAGATACAATCATACCGCAAGATGGTGCAAAGGACTCCAAGGTATCATGCGATCTGGATGGACTATTCCCTTGCCGGTGGATGTTGGATCTGATCAAACCGTCATTGGTCGAAAAATAGTGGTGCCAGAAATGTTGTATGGAACCATGTGGAACGAGCGTGATTCCAATGGTGATCATGTTTGGGACTTTACCGTGATGTTTTGGCCGTGGCGAGCCAGATTGACCAAGGGCTGGCGCATGATGATCACGGCATATCCCTTGGACTGGTCACCGGATTGGTTTAGTTTTGCTGGCATGGTGCCGGCCAATTATAGTATCAATCAAGAAAAAAACGGAATAGGTAATATGTACCAATTTGAACAGCCATTAGACAGTGACAACTATGACTACTTCAATGTAGAATCAGTATTAGCTACCAGAAAAGGCACGATCATACCTCAGGGTACGATCACCTTTAATTTATCAATCATACCAGCAGGTGAATAAATGAGAAAACTATTTTATATGGGTTTAGAGAGTTATGAAGCTCGATATACCTTGCAACTCACAGAGTGGAACCGTAGAGTGTTTGGTCGTCGTGGCCTAGATGTAGTTTATGTCCCCGGATCCACTATTGACAACACGCAGAGCATCAGTGTAGGTCAAGTATTAGACGCACACGGTCGTAGTTATTTTGGCATGAGCCAGATGATGAATCTGGTACAGTTGATGCGCAACGGAGAAGTAACCAATGAAGATATTATCTATTTTGAAGACATGTTTCAGCCCGGTATCGAGAGCTTACCTTATATTCTGGATCAAGTGCCTGAGTCTCAGCGTCCTCGCATTTATGTACGTTGTCTTGCTCAAGCCATTGATCCGGATGATTTTGTTCATGTCTGGGGCATGGCGGAGTGGATGTCAACGTATGAAAAAATGGTTAACCAATTCGTGACAGGTGTGTTGGCTACCAACGAAGAGATGGTGGCTCACATGCGTATTGCAGGGTGGACCGCTCCTATCTATAACATTTCAGGACTGGCCTTTGGCAAACAAGAAGTCTTAGAACGCATTGGCGGTGCCGATAATATCCGACCATTCGCTGATAGAAAAATGCGTGTGGGCTTTGCCGCACGATTTGATCAGGAGAAACAACCAGACTTTTACATGGACCTGATTGAAATGTATCACCGTCAAGGTCGCCACCGAGACATTGAGTTTGCTGTGTTCCAAGGCGGCCCCTTACGCAGCAACAATGTGCGTTATATATTACGGGCCAGAGAACTAGAGAATCAAGGCCGACTCAAAATCTATGAAAATTTAAAGAAAAATGATTATTACGCTCTTGTCAACGACACTCGTGTGTTGTTTAATTGTGCTTTACAAGATTGGGTATCTAACACAGTATCAGAAGCTGATACTCTTGGTTGCAACGTGTTATATCCTGCTTATCGCAGTTTCCCTGAAACCTTTGCTGACGATCCTAATCGCCTGTACGTTCCTTGGAGCATTGATGATGCCTTCCACAAGTTAGAAAACTTGCTGGATGCACCACACCATAATCAGGGACTAATCTCAGACTGGACCGATGGCACTGTAGATCGCATCGTGGATATCTTGGAAGGCTCAGGTGAATCTTGGAACCGTGCAGGAAATCGCTATCGTGATCATGTGAGCCAGGCCAAGTACGCAGTGAGAAAGATCGAATCATGAAAGTTGTCGTTACCGGAGCTGCTGGATTTATCGGCGGCGAAACCTTGATTAAATTGGTGGATGCTGGGCACGATGTGTTATCTATTGATCGACAGCATCCTCCTGGACATCTTATTCCTGTTACATGTCAGTGGCACATTGGTGATTTTGCCAGTGATCTTGCGCTAGATGCCATCAAATTATTTTGTCCTGATGCTATCATACACTGTGCTGGAACCAGTCTGGTTGGACCCAGCGTGGTCGACCCAGAAGAATATTACAACAACAACTTTGTCAAAACCAAACAATTATTGGATTGGTTAGTGGACAACCATTACAAAAATGTCAGATTTGTTTTTAGCAGTAGTGCAGCCGCGTATGGAAATCCTGTTATGACTCCGTGCCAAGAAATAGATCCCTGCGAGCCAATCAGTCCATATGGTCAAAGCAAACTCATGATTGATTGGATGTTGCAGAGCTATCGTCGTGCCTACGGAGTAGATTCTGTAAGTTTCCGTTATTTCAATGCATGTGGAGCAGACAGTCAGACACGCCATGGCCAGGCCGCTGGGGCCACACACATTATTGCCAGAGTGTTAGAAGCAGTCAAAAACAAACAGGATTTTACTTTGTATGGTGATAATTATCCCACCGAAGATGGCACTTGTGTCAGAGATTACATACATGTAGAAGACTTGGCCCAGGCTCATGTATTAGCCGTGGATGCTGGTATTCCCGGGGACATTTATAATCTTGGAACCGGTACTGGTCACAGTAATCTCAATATTATCAAGCTCGCAGCACAGGTAACAAAACAGGACATTGGGATCTTGCATGGACCACCACGTGAAGGAGATCCGGCAGTGCTCACTGCCGATGCTGGAAAATTTTGTAACGTTAGTTCATGGCGCCCAAAATTTTCGGCCGAAGACATGGTCACTCATGCCTGGGCATGGTATAACAGATGAGTTTTCGAGCCTTGTTTGACTTTGAGTCAGCTTTGTCCAAATACACTGGGGCACCTTATGTAGTGCTCACAGATGGTTGCACTCATGCTCTGGAACTGTGTTTTAGATATGATGCGGTGAGACAGACTAAATTCTCCGCATACACTTATCTTAGTGTGCCCATGCTTATGCATCACTTAGGAATCCAGTTTGAATTTACAGACGAGACCTGGACCGGTGAATACCAATTTGAAAACACCAGAATCTGGGACAGTGCTCGTAGACTTGAACGCAAC